AAAACCCAAAGAAAGTAAACAAAATAAGCCACAAAAAGGCATAAATAGGGGTAATTTTGCTACTTCTTGGAAGTAATTTGACTTTTCTTTGCTTATGTGTTGACTTTTTAGCAGAAAACCATAGTGTGATATTAGATATATCTAAAACATTTATGAGGTTTTTGCTTGAGCAACAAATTTGATTCAACAAATTATCCACCACAAGTTCCTACTGAGCTTCAGTTAGGAGACTTTTGGGCATGGAAAAGAGAAGATTTATCAGATGATTATCCAATAGCATCTTATTCATTATCTTATGAGTTCAATTTAGTTGATGGTGCTACAGCTTCTAATTTTACATTAACAGCTACAGAATCAAACGATAACTACATCATTGAGGCAAACAATACTGCTTCATATACAAAAGGCAATTACAACTGGGTTTCTTACATGACTAGAAGCTCTGATTCTGCAAGAGTCAAGCTAGAAGAAGGTTTTGTAGAAGTTCAGGATAATTACGCAACTACAACTGCTTCAGTTAGAAGTCATGCAAAAATTGTTTTAGATAGCATAGAAGCAGTTATTGAGAACAGGGCAAATATTGATCAATCATCTATGTCTATAGCTGGAAGATCATTATCAAGAATGTCTATAGATGAACTGTTGACTTTTAGAGACAGATACAAGGCTGAATATCTTAAAGAAGTCAAAATCCAACGAATTAAGAATAAACGAGGGTCAGGAAATACTATTAAAGTAAACTTTGGTAGAACCACTGGCTCTAATCCCAAGAGTTACACATAATGGCATGGTATAACAGAATATTAGGCATTAATGAGCCTAAAAAGAAAAAAAGACAAGCATATAGAAGAAGCTACACTGGAGCTAACACTGGAAGATTGTTTGCAGATTTTGTTACCACATCTACAAGTGCCGATGCTGAGATAAAAGATAACATAAGAATTTTAAGAGACAGAGCAAGAGAATTAGCAAGGAACGATAGCTATATTGCAAGATACTTAAACCTGATGGTATCTAATGTTATCGGTAAGCATGGCATAAGAGTTTCCAGTAAAGGACGTGACGATAATGGGTCATTGGACATTGCTGGAAACCAGCTCATTGAAAACGCTTGGAAAGAATGGGGTCAGGTCGGCAATTGCACAACTAATGGAAGATTATCATTCTTAGATTGTCAAAAAATATTTATTGAATCTCTATGTAGAGATGGTGAAGTATTAATAAGAAAAATTAAAAAGAAAGATTCACCTTTTGGTTTTGAATTACAGTTTTTAGAATCAGATCATTTAGATGAAAATAAAAATGATGTTTATAAAGCTACTGGCAATCGTATTAAGATGGGTGTTGAGGTAGATAAGTATGATAAACCAGTTGCTTATCATTTATTTAAAGACCACCCTTACGATAGAGTTTATTTAGCTCAAGCACAACACATTAGAGTTCCTGCTGATGAGATTATCCATGCTTACCTGCCTGCTAGAGCAGAACAAACTAGAGGCGTTTCTTTGGTTGCTACAGCAATGGCTAATGTGAAAATGCTAAATGGTTATTTAGAAGCAGAAATAGTTGCAGCAAGAGTTGGTGCATCTAAAATGGGTTTCTTTACATCAGGTGATGGTGATGGCTATGTTGGCGATGGTGAATATGAAGATACCTTCAATCCAACAATGAACGCACAGGCTGGAGTTTTTGAACAATTACCAGCAGGTATGGATTTTAAAGCATTTGATCCAACTCACCCAACATCTGCATTTGAATCATTTACAACTAATGTATTGAGAAGTATCGCATCAGGTTTAAATATTTCTTACCACTCTTTAAGTAATGACCTTACATCAGTAAATTACAGCTCAATAAGACAAGGTGCTTTAGAAGATAGAAGTATGTATCAAATATATCAGCAGTTTGTTATAGATCATTTTATAGACCCAGTTTTTAAATCTTGGTTAGAAATGTCTATATCAAATGGCTATATTAATTTGCCTATGAGTAAAGTTGATAAGTTCGCTAAAGCTGTTAATTACATACCAAGAAGTTTTGCTTGGATTGATCCTTTAAAAGAAATGCAGGCTAATGTAATTGGTTTGCAAAATGGAACATTAAGTTATTCAGACATTGCTGGTGCGTACGGAAGAGACACTGAAGAGCTTTTTGAACAACACCAAAAAGAAATTGAATTGGCTAAACAGTATGGTATTGAATTAGCATATCAACCATTTGGTCAGAAGAATCCTGTAGAGGCAAATATAAATGGCGGAGAGCAGGAAGATGAGTAAACCTAATCAAGGTATGAAAGAAGAAGCTCGTAAAGGCTTGGACTGGAGAAAAGAATTTGGCAGGGGTGGAACTAGAATTGGAGCCGAAAGAGCAAACCAAATATTAAATAACGAAAATCTATCTGATGAAACTATTAAAAGGATGTATAGTTTTTTCAGCAGACATGAAGTAGATAAAAAAGCAGAGGGTTTCAGACAGGGTGAAAAAGGCTATCCATCAAACGGAAGAATAGCGTGGGCTTTATGGGGGGGAGATGCTGGATTTAGTTGGTCTAAGAAATTAGTGAATCAAATGAAAGATGATAGAAGCCTTGAGGAAAGAGGTACTGAAGATACATTAAGAGAGAAAGCTAAAGAACATAATGAAGATGTTGGTGATAATCCAGCAAAAAGAACAAGCTACTCAACATTACAAAAAGTTTACAATAGAGGGATTGGTGCTTATAACACAAACCCTTCAAGTGTTAGACCTAATGTTACATCAAAAGAACAATGGGCAATGGCACGAGTTAATAATTTTTTACGAGTCTTAAGGACTGGTAAATACAAGTCAGGGAAGCATGACACTGATCTGCTACCTGAAGGACATCCTTTATCAACCAAAAACAAGGAGAAAGCTATGGAAAATAAAGAAGATAGACATATCCTTAATGTTAGCGAAACTGATGATAAAGTTATCGTTGAATTTGCGAAGCATGAGGGTGTCGAACATGAAGGTGAAGAAGTAGAGATGACTGATGAGGTTTCTATGACTGAGTCAAGTGAAGATGAAAGAAAAGTAATTGATATGCCTATGAAATATAGAACTATTGATTTATCTAAACATTCTTATCTTGATGAAGAAAATAGAACTGTTCGTGTGGGAGTTTCTTCTGAAGAACCTGTTGAAAGAAGTTTTGGGATGGAAGTCCTAGGACATTCTGCTGGTGATATAAACATGGAGTTTATAAACAGTGGACGTGCACCTCTTCTCTTGGATCATGATATGACCAAGCAAATAGGTGTAATTGAAAGATTCGAACTAGATGAGACTGCTAAAAGGTCTTTAGCAGTAGTCAGATTTGGAAAATCTGCTTTGGCTCAAGAAGTGTTTGAAGACGTAAAAGATGGGATAAGGATGAACATATCGGTAGGTTATCGCATCGACAAACTGGAAAGAATGAATAACAAAGATGAGAATTACTATAAAGCTCAATGGACACCTATGGAAGTTTCTTCTGTAAGCGTTCCTGCTGACCAGTCAAGACTTGTTGGAGTTGGTCGTTCTGAAGATAAAAATAATATTAACTTTAAGGAGATTAAAATGTCAGAAAATAAAGACATAAACCTAGACGAAGTTAGAACTCAAACTATTGATGATGCTAAAGCTGAATTTAAAAGAAACTCAAAAGAGATTATAGATTTAGCAGCTAGACACAATAAAAGAGATTTAGCTGACAAAGCAATTAGTGATGGTATCTCTGTTGAAGAATTTAGAGGCGTATTATTAGAAAATATTTCTAATGACACACCTTTAGAGACTCCTTCAGAAATCGGCATGACTAAAGAAGAAGTAAGAGAATTTAGCTTGGTAAAAGCGATTCGAGCAATGGCAAACCCTTCAGATAGAAGAGCACAACAAGATGCTGCTTTTGAATTTGAATGTTCTGCTGAGGCTGCAAGACAGTATGGTAAAGATGCACAAGGCATTATGTTACCTGCTGAAGTCCTAAGAACTTGGGGCAAAAGAGATATCAACTCATCTGATGATTCAACTTTAATAGCTGAAGATTACAGAGGAGATTCTTTTATTGATGTACTAAGAAATGAATCTAGCGTAATGCAAGCTGGAGCTACTATGCTTAGAGGATTACAAGGAAATGTTGTAATACCTAAGAAAACTGCTGCTTCATCTGCTGGCTGGATAGCTACAGAAGGTAGTGCTGCTGCTGAAAGTGAATTTACTTCAGGTTCAGTAACAATGAGTCCTAAAGTAATTGGTGCTTTCACTGATGCAACAAGACTTTTACTACAACAATCATCATTAGATGTTGAGAACTTAATCAGAGATGACCTAACAAAATCAATCGCTACTGCAATTGACTTAGGTGCTTTAGCTGGTTCAGGTTCAAGTGGTCAACCAACAGGTATTGCTAATACTTCAGGTATTAACACTACTACATTTGCTGCTGCAAACCCAACATGGGCTGAGATCGTAGCGATGGAGTCCTCAGTTGCAAACGATAATGCTTTAACAGGTTCTTTAGCATATATCTGTAGACCTGCTGATTTTGGTACTTTAAAAACAACTGAAAAAGCAACTAATACTGCTCAATTTGTTGTTTCTCCTGACAATAGCATGAATGGCTATAACGTTGTCAGAAGTAACCAAGTAACAAGTGGTGATTTCTACTTTGGTAATTTTGCAGACCTATTAATTGGTATGTATGGTGGACTAGATATTACTGTTGATCCTTATGCGTTATCAACTTCAGGTGGAGTAAGAATTGTTGCTCTACAAACTGTTGATGTTGCTGTAAGACATGCAGTATCTTTCTGTAAATCATCTGACTAATTAGCTGATGCTTAAATGGAATGGGGGTAGCAATACCCCCAACTTAAATATGAAAAAATATAAAATCTTAATAGATACAATGGCTGGCGGTTCTAAAGTACATGCTGGTGATATAGTTGAACTACCTGAGCATGAAGGTCATGCTTTATGTGGTTATGGCAAAGCTGAAGTTCATACAGCTAAACCTAAAGCAAAAAAAGAAGATAGAAGCGTAGGTTTAGAAACTTCAAAAGTAAAAGCTCCTAAGACTAGAGCTAAAAAATAAATCATGCCTTTAGAGAGTGCAGCAGATTTTAACGCCTATGTTGATACAACAACAGGTCATGGTGTTACTGCTACATTCTTCGAGGTTCAACAATCTTTATGGGATGATTTCCCATTAATAGATACCCTCTTTGATATTGATTCAGGATTCTCTAAGAATATTAATATCATTATTGACCAAGAATATTTCAATATAGAAGGTGGCACTGTTCCTGTTGCTGGTTATCAACCAAGAGCAATAGTTAAGGCATCTGATGTACCCTACATATCACAAAAAGATAAATTAAGAGTTGATGCAATAACAACTGATAAGGGTAATGTTTTAAAACCAACAACCACATTTGTTGTTAGAACAGTAGAGCCTGATAATACAGGCTTGGTTTCTTTGGTTTTGGAGGAAGAATAATGTCTCAATTTAGATTAGAAACTGAATTAGATATGGCTGGATATTTAGATATTAATTATGGTCATGGAGTTTCTGCTGTTTATACAAATAGTGGAACTTCTACAACAATTAATGTAATCCTAAATAATGAATATGTAGAACAAGAAGAAGGTATTGGTGTAGAAGCATTAAAACCAATAGCTTATTGCAGAACCATAGATATTCCCAATATTGCTTTTGGAAATAGATTAGATGTATCTGCAATAAAAGATACAAATGGTAATATACTCAAAGCAGCACAAAATTATACTGTTGTTAATATACAAGCAGATAGAACAGGGTTTAGTGCATTAATGTTAGAGGAAGTGTAATGGCAAATCATATAAGACAGCAAATAAGAGAAAAGTTTGGTACTACCCTAACTGGATTAACAACAACTGGATCAAGAGTTTATGAGTCTAGGGTTTATCCATTAGAAACAGTACCAGCATTAGTTATCTACACTAAGTCAGAAACATCTGAACCTATAGTGATAGGTACTGATAGAGTTATGAGCAGAGAATTATCAGTAGTAGTAGAAGGATATGCAAAAGCTACTAGTAACTTTGATGATACTATTGATACAATAAGCAAAGAAGTTGAAGAAGCAATAGCAGCAGATAGAACTTTAGATGGATTAGCTAAAGACTGTTATTTAGAATCAACTGAAATAGAGTTTAACGGAGAGGGAGAAAAACCACTGGGTTATGTATCTCTCACATTTTTAACTAACTACTATGTGCAGGAAACCAATCCTGATGTAGCGGTTTAACAGGAGGCAAATTATGAAAATGATTAGTCCAAATGGTAAGAATTCAATAATAGCTCATCCTTCTAAGGTTGAGTCATTAAAGAATATGGGTTGGAAAGAGGAAGCAGTCCATTCGCAAGATAAAATTAAATCTTCTTCTAAGAAAAAGTCGAAAGACGAGGTAGAAAATGGCGACACATAAAGGAAGCGAAGGTATCGTTAAAGTTGGTACAGATTCAGTATCTGAAGTTAGATCATATTCAATTGAGGAAGCTGCTGATACTTTAGAAGATACTTCAATGGGTGATTCTGCTAGAACATATAAATCATCACTGACTTCTTTCTCAGGAAGTTTAGATGTATTTTGGGATGAGACTGATACTAGTGGTCAGGGTGCTTTAAGCATTGGATCAGAGGTAACACTCAATCTATATCCTGAAGGAGATACATCAGGTGATACTTATTATACTGGTACAGCAATTGTTACTGGAGTAACAAGAAGCGGATCATTTGATGGTCTAGTTGAAGCTAGTGTTTCAGTTCAAGGAACTGGTGCATTAACACAAACTACAGTATAAGAAAATGTCAGTTATAGATAACGCAAAGAAGCATTTTGATAGCCTAGAAACTAGAATTATAGAAGTCCCTGAATGGGGTGAGGATGAAGATAGTCCTTTAAAGATTTATTGCAAACCAATAACCCTTTCAGAGACTTCTAAATTTATGAAACTGGCTAAAGATGATGACGTACAGCTTTTAGCTTATGTTTTAATTTATAAAGCATTAGATGAAGCTGGAGAAAAGTTATTTACTATCGCTGATAAGAAAACCTTATTGGAGAGGGTTGATAGAGATGTATTAATTAGAGTTTCTAGCGAAATGATGAATAATGTTTCGCAGGAAGAAGTTAAAAAAAAGTAATACAAGATAAGCAGCTATACATAAAATATGCACTAGCTGAAAAACTAAACAAAACTTTAGCTGAAATTGAAGAAATGACAGTTGAGGAGTTTCAAGGATGGTTAGCTTATCTTGAAATAAAGGAAGAAAAGAATGGCAGCTCTAGGTAAACAAGCATTTAGAATTGAATTATTAGCTAATAATAAGTCTGCTGCTGCTTTAAATAGATTCAAAAAAGATATTGGTGGTGTAAATAATGTTGTAAGTCAACTAGGACAAACATTAGCTGCTGCTTTTTCTGTAAGAGAATTAGTTGAAGCTGCTAACGTCATGATTGGCGTAAAAAATAGAATGGATGCATTTACTGGTAGTGCTGAAGAAACTGCTGCTGCTATGAATCACATGAAAAGAATAGCATTAGATTCAAGGTCTGACTTTGATGCTGTTGCTATGCTTTTTACAAGACTTTCTTTGGCTACAGAGCATTTAGGAGCAACTCAAAAGGATGTTGCTGATGCTACACAAATGGTAGCAAATACTTTTATTATTGCTGGTTCTCATGCTCAAGAGGCAAATAACTCTGCTAGACAGTTAGCACAGGGTTTAGCTTCAGGTGCTTTAAGAGGTGATGAGCTTAGATCAGTAATGGAAAACAACACAATTCTTACTAAGATGTTAGCCGATGGTCTTAACATGACAGTTGGTGAGCTTAGAGAGTTTGGTCATGCTGGCAAGCTAACAGCAGAAACTGTAATGCCAATTCTTATTGCAGGGATTGATGAAACTAATGAGTTGATTAAAGACATGCCTATGACATTGGGACAAGCAGGTGTTGCTCTGAGAAATAATTTCCAATTTATGATTGGTGATATACAGGAATCTACTCAAGGATTTTCAAAACTAGCTAGTGGAATTAATTTTGTTGCACAAAACTTAGATGCTTTATTAATACCAGCTATAGGTGGAGTTACTTTGGCGATAAAAGCTATGAGTAAAGCAATAATAGCAAATCCTTTTGGTTTATTATTAACAGCATTTACTACGTTAATAATGGCAGCTTATGTGTTTAGACAAGAAATATATAATGATTTTAGAGAAGTATTTGATGTAACAATTCCTAATTTTATTGATAAAGGTTTAATTGCTTTTGAAACCCTTAAACAAGGCATAAAAGAATTAACTGGTTTTGCTGTAATAAAATCTTTAGCAAAAGGTCTTAATTTAATGTTAGGATTATTTAATAGTGCTATAGATAAAATGCCAAATGTAGCTGAAAGGCTTGGTATTGATAAAATTAAACTTATAGATGTTGATGCTATAGGTGGAGATATTGATGAATCTGTAGAAAAAATTGCAGAAGCTAGAAAAAGAATTAGAGATAGAGTTGTAGGAGATACAGATTATGAAGTGCCTAGCATTATGGATTTCATATTTGGTAAGCCTGAAGATCAAGAGGGGCAAAAAGGTACTGGATTTACACAATTAACAGCATTAGAACAGTTTTTAATGGATGCTGAAAAAGGTTATAAAGATTTCTTTACTAATATTAAAACCATGCAAGAAGAAATGCAGGGTGTATTTAAAAAATCTTATGATGGTGTTACTCAATTAACAATGGATTTCTTAGAAAAAGGTAAAGCATCATTTAAAGATTATGCTACATCTATAGTAAGAGAGTTAATTAGAATAGCAGTTCAAAAATTAATAATAGATAGAATGTTTGGCTCTATAGGTAAAAGTTTTACAGATATTAAAAGCAACATGGAGTACAACAAATTAACTGATGGCGATACTTTATTCCAATCTAGCAACGAAGGTGGTGGTTTTACAGGTATGGGCGTTAGAGCAGGTGGTATAGATGGTAGAGGTGGATTTCCTGCTATATTACATCCTAATGAAACTGTTATCGATCATACAAAAGGACAAGGTATGGGAGCTACAGTCAACTTTAATATATCAACAGTAGATGCTGCTGGATTTGACCAGTTACTAGCATCAAGAAAAGGATTGATAACATCAATTATAAACAATGCCATGAATAATCAAGGCAAAATGGGTATAGTATAATGTCAGGACAATTTCCAACATCTCCCAATTTTAGAAGTTTAAATTTTAAAGATAATAGACCTACTTTATTGAATCAGACTTTATCAGGTAAAAAACAAGTCAGACAAATAGGTGCTC